TAAATAGCTAAATCTTTGGTCTGATCATCATATCCTTCCATTACCAGCATTGGTTGAGATGCAACGTGTAAACTATGTATTAAATCAGCTTGTCTTTGAAAATGTGCAAGATTTAAGTACGCAATATCCAATAAAGGTGGTTTACTTGTCATATTGTCCACTTTTCCAGAATATATAGTGACTAAAGGTATTTCACCTAGAGAAAAATTACCCGATTCTACTTGCTTAAAATCTTTTTCTACGGCTGGAGATGACATATCTGTTGGGTATATTCCATTATCCTCTGCATATAATTCATCAACAGTTTCTTTTTTACGAAAAACACGATATCTTCCAGGTTCTATAACTCTTATTTGGTCATAAATTTTTTCACCAAAATCACCTTCAGGTAATACAGCTTTTTCTGCAATTCTTACCTGCATTAATTTTCCATAATTAGATTCTCGATCTAGTCTCCAACCATAAATATTATTAGGATCTACTTCAATCCAATATGGTCTACGATTTTGTTGTCTTTCTTCTGCCAAACTAATAGCACCAGAAAGTGCAGGATAATCTACAAGTATATGACTCTGACCGTAAGTAAGAGAACACATTAATAATCTTCGTGCATATTCATCTAAATCTGATTTACAACCATCAACATCCATTTTAAACATTTCTGTCCAATACGGATCACCTATTAAAGTTATTGGTTTACGAAGAACTAAACCTGCTGCTGCTCTTATTAATCTTTGGGTAAATGGACTAAATACTGCTCTATCTACACGAGATTGGTATGCTTGAGCATCTTCTCTAGGCTCTAATGGTAAAAATATTTCAGAATTATCACGCAAATATTTTGTGCCCTCACTAACAGCTTTCATTATTTCCCAACCCTGCATCATATCCAATACTCCTCTTGTACGAGTAAAAGGACTATTAGTTCCTCCTATATAACTAGAAGAAGTAATTGATGTTCGTATTGGGCCTGGGATTGCGTAGGTCATTTTTTACCACTTAGATTTGTTAGCCCAAAAAGCTGCGGACATTTTGCCTTTAGCTATGTTTTTAGCATGACGAGCTTTAAAAGATTTACGTCTTGCTTTATCCTTTTCAGTTTGAGGATTTTTCCCCGCACCAGATACGCCTTGTTGTCCGTAGCGTATTAACTTTATCTTATCGCCTTCTTTAGCTAAAACCACATGAGATTTTGTGGAGTGATTAGGAGTTCTCTTAGGCTTATTAAAACCTGCAAGATTAAATCTCTTTAGTCTAGGATCTTTTTTACTCACTATGCAGAGATTACGATTCCTGTAGCAGCAGTAGATGGATCGCTCATAGAGGCTTGAAATCCACAACTAACACTTGTTAACTCTCCTAATGATGTACCAGTATCCATACTAGTAATAATTCCATTAAAACTAATTTTTTTAGTACCTGTTGTGCTTAAAAATAGTTCAAATTCTGCATCTTCACCGTCACCAGCTACAACTTCTTGTAATAGATTGGCAGTTTCGTTTCCTGATTGTGCTGAATATAAAAATTCTATAGTGCCTGTTGCAGTAACTAATCCTGGTGCATAGCGTCTTTGAGTTGCTCCATGAGCAGTACATTCAAGTACATCTCTAGTCGTAGAAAAGCTCCAAGCTGTTGTAGAAACTACTGTCTCAAGAGTTCCAGAACTGTTTTTAAAAGAAACAGAACCTTCTTCTCCTTTAAAAAATGCCATGATCCAAAGAAAAAAGTATATATATATGATTATATTACCGTGAAACTGGGTTTTTTACAGCTATTTCTTCTTTTTCTTGGCAGTTTTAGCAGCTTGCTTGAAAGCAGCAGCGGTTGGAGCCCCTTTACTGCCTACTTTTCTCATCTTTTCACCACTACCAGCTTTAATACGCTTCTTTTTTGCGTGAATATTTGCATAAAGCCCTTTTTTCTTACGCACAACTACACCTCTTTTTCTTAGTTCCTTTCTTTTTCTTCTTTTTACCTTTTGGTTTCATAGAACCATAATGTCCAGGCATAATAAAAAGTAACTCTTAGTATATTCTAAACGAAGTCTGGCCTAATGTCTCTGGTTTTGCAAGGTTAAATTGCTGTAAACAAAGATAGCCGAAAGCGTCAAACGCATGGTCAACTCCTAGATTTTTGTTTGGCATACCCGTATTTGGTGCGTAAGTTAACGTCCGAAGGGATTTTATCAATTCTTTACACCTCGGATGAATAAATGTTCTTCGATCACCCGCTGCATCAAATAATGCCGTATTTACAGCAGTAATTTTATCTCGAATCTTCCAAGGAGCCTTCGGACTAGACACGGTAAACCCACTTCTTCGTAAAATTGTGTGATCTGTAAGACCAACGCCACTTGTTTTACGGGCACCACCCGTAGGGTCGGGACAAGTAATAACTCTTCGATCAACTCCATATCTATTGACCACTTCTTCGGCAAAATCCCATGTGGTAGCACCTCCTCGAAGTATAATTTCGTCAAAAACATACAAATTTTCGTTGTTTTTTACCGCACATATGCCACAAAGAGGGTCAACGTTGAAATCAACCCCCATATATAGCGGTAACATATGTAAATCGGCAGCTTCAGTCGAAATATTTTCGTCATCAAAGCTAATCGCTACCACTCCCGTGAGATTTTCAAAGCTCGCTTCAAATTCCTGTCGAAATGTACGCTGATCTAATTGCCCTCTCGCTGCTTCAACTTCATCTTTTGGAACATTACCCCCCTCAATCGTGGTAAAACTCCACCTTTTCCAATCCCCACTCTCATCTTCAGGTACATAACACCATAAGTCGTAAAACCAACTTGCTGTTCCATCTGGTGTTGAAATGAATAACGCCCACCCTTGCTTATCGGCTAAAGCAGGTCTTATAACCTCAGACCACACTTCTCTGTCCATAAATGCAGCTTCGTCCAAGACAACCCCACTTAAACTACGACCTCTTAATGCCATAGCGTTTTCAGTACCCTTTAACTCAATAGTCGATTCATTTACTAATTCAATCTTTAAATCTGTTTCATTCTTGGACTTGATCCATTGCTTTGGCACTAACTTCTTTAATGTTTTCCATGCAATGTCCTTTGCCATTCGATATGTAGGTGCACAATAAAAATATGTTTCACCAGGCTTTGCAATAGCACCCTTCAACAACTCAACACAGCTTAAATAGCTTTTACCAAATCTTCTTCCAGCTACCAGCACCCTAAATCTTTCTTTCGCACTAAACACCTCCCCCTGTGCCCAACGTAAACTTAACGGTTCTGCTACTGCCATACAAAAATAATAACCTCTATTATCATAACAGCAACTTATTCTGTGTTGTATCAGCAGGTTCCCCGCCCCAGGTTAAATAAAGTTTTTTTCTGCTACCCTCCCCCTATGTAAAGTTTTGTTACAAATAAAGGATATTGCTGTTATATATATAAGAGTGTGCTATAATATAGGTGTAGGGACGAAAGGAACTACAGCAACTCGAAAACTTAATTAATTTTTCTGCTATGAAACCTAAAGCAACTTACACTTTTTCAGGTGTACAATCTCTTAATCTTTCAGATTATGGCTTATCTCTCACCCTCTCAGATGGTGACAAAATCGACTTTGATGTTCGCTCTGATGCTTTCAGACCTCTGCTCGTAGAGGCCATTGAAAGTTACATAAGATGGAATGCCAAAGACGCCGACAAGCAAAAACTTGCTAAACGTTTAGTAAAAGAAATGGAGGTCAAAGCATGACCATTGTTTACAATCGTCCCAAATGTTACGGCACCGAATGGGACGCTTACGTAGACGATGAGGCCAACGCTAGAGGCATTGATCCAAAGGATCAGCAAGCCTTCGAAGCTCTCGAAGAAGAGCTAGAGACAAAAGCCCAAGACTACTACGACCAAGCCATGATCGAAGCCAATGAGCAATTTGATCTTTGACTCCTACAAGGAGACACGGCTCGAAGAGATCGAGGAGGAACTCCATCAAGAGGACCCTCTCGACCCTCATCTTCGTAAAAAAGCCTACGAGATTCTTTTAAGAGAACTCTACCACTAACCACCGAGGAGCTTCGGCTCCTCTTTCACTCTTATTGCTATGTTAAAACTTAAACTTGACACCGACAACCAAGCATTTGACCAGGAAGGTCAGGAAGTTTT